GAATTGTTTCCATCTGATTCTTCATCGGCGTTATGCTCTTGAAATAAATAGGTGAATTTTGTATTGATTTGCTGAAAACTGCGTAAAAAAAAACACACGATTGATATGCAGTAGCAAAATCATAGTCAAGCATTTCATCTGATAATTTACTATGGTCTATTTCTTTATTAGTATTTACGAATCCTTTGAATGTAAATTTAACTGGTGTACACATTGTAGCCATAATACGATTCATATTACCGATTATGTCTTGCGAAAATGTAGCAATCTCAACATACTTACCAGCGTTCATTGGTGGCTTTGCTAAATTATAATTCAATCTATACCAATTACCATTCAATTTGATTATTGATTTTGATTTGCTTTTTTCAGTTTGCTTATTAAATTCTTGGAACGCACCATTGATTTTATCAACAAGTTTAGTTCTGTTTTTTTCAGGCATTGCATCAACTTGTTTTTGTGTCTTGCCAGTAAGACATTGAACCAATAACATTGACTTTTCAACTTCAGTACCTTCGATTTGGCTGATGTTGTAAAGTTCCTGAAACTTTCCGATTGAAATCTTCATACTATATAATGGATTTTTTTTGAAAAAATATATTTGCAATGTATGATATAACCATCATTATCCACAAAAACAAACGTAATGTAGAATATAACCTACATTAAATGAAACGATACACACCTGAATACTTATGTTCATTCATACATTTGACTGCCAATGCCAAAGCATTTACACAATCATCGTGAAATCCTGATGGTGCATTATACCTTACACCAGTTGCCGTAAATTGATATTCAAAAACATCAAGTTCTTCTTTGATAGCACCTGATGGAAAAAATACTTCTTTTTTGTGTATTTTAGAAGCAAGTAGTTCCATTAACTGTTGTTTGCTTGATGATGTGTACTTAAAGCCATACATTGAATTAAAATGCTTCTGCAAATCTTCTGTGATAGCATCACCAACACCAGTTGAATCAATTACTATTGGTTTGTTCTTATCAAGTTTAATAATCTGTTCCTTTGTTGACTTCCAATCTTTTTGAAATCGTTCATAGTATGCAACGCAACCATCAACATCAAGACCAATTATAACTGACCAGTCAAATGATTTTGCCAAATCAATTCCAAAATACATAGCTTCTTTGTTTGATTGCTGTCTTACACAATCATTAATGTGATTGCTACCAAATGGATTAGATGCGTTTTCCATTGCATTAGCAAGATATTCTTGTTCGAATACTGCTGATGGCAATTGATTCTGTGCATCTATTATTTCATTCTTATCAATATAAGGATTGTCAAAGGTTGTAAACTTAAATGATTCCCAATCTGATTCACGTGAAACACCTTTTAAGAATAGTGAATGAAAATAGTTCTTGCCTTTTGGCGTTGATAGGAATAATGCCTTACCGATATAATCAGTTAAAGTTGGTCTGATACTATTCAGCCAACCATCTTCAAGATTAGGTATAAAGGATGCTTCATCAATCACAACCAAGTGAAACTTCCGACCACGCAAAGAATCTAATCGTTCCCCAGTAAAGAACATTACCTGACCATCATTAGGAAAGTTAATAATCAAATCTGATTTGTTATTTTCAAATGGAACAACCTTTATTAATTGATTGAAGAATGTTTTAGCAAGTTGGTAAGTAGGTGTGATATAAGCAACTGTATTCCCTTTTAATGCTGAATTAATAATTTCAATCTGCGATAATTCAGATTTACCAAATCTTCGACCACAACAAACAACACGATATCTTGATGTACTGTCAAGTATCTTCTGCTGGTTGATATGTGGTCTTGGTAATTCAATTCTCATAGAATCGTTTTACCTTCAACGTAAACAATTTCAATTCTGTTATCTGTAGTGATTTGAGCCGTTTCCTTCGGCTTTCCATACACACGTGTGAGTAATGTATCAATCGAATATAAACTGCCTTTTTCAAGGGATTTCTTCATTGCATTCGCAATGGTCTTTTCCAGTATCGTTGCTTGTGGATTCTTATAAACATCAGCAAGTTCATCAATAGTCATTTGAAGCATAACCTGAATAGTATCGTTGATTTCTGCAATACGATATCCTGAATCACGAAGCAGCGTTGTAAACTTCTTTGGTCTGCCATTGGGATTATTGACAACACCTTTTTTGAATTGATGCTTAACTATATCTGATTTTGCCATTGTGCTTTTATTGTGCTATTTTTTTCAAATGTATATGTTTCAAAAATTGCACCTGATTTTTGATATCACCGTATACAACGTGACACTTCCTACATAATGCCATCAGGTTTTCTATTGTATCTTTATCTTCAGCACCACCCATTCCACGTGCATCAATGTGGTGAATATCAACTGCTCTTGCACCACATAATTCACACGGAATAAAATCATCTTCACCATATCCGAAATGCTGGAAATATATTTTAGTGTGTTTTTTCATATTATTTTAATTCAAATGAAGCAGTAATTCTTTGTTCTGAACCATTAGATAAATTACCAACTTTTGTTTTCATACTTCCTTTATGTGATATATTTCTTCCATAGTGTGTACATTTCCAATTATTTGATTTTTTTAAAGCATAAATCAAACTTGGTGCTGATGTAACAATATTATATCTCCATTTATCTTTTTTATAAAACTTTCCTACTTCTTCTAAAAATTTAATACCTATTCCAGCACCTTGATAATCTGGTAATATCACTAATCTATGTACTTTTTTTAAGTCTTTAACTATTGGATGAGGAAATGGCAATACACTTAAAAAACCAGCAATTTGATTATTAACTATTGCAATAAAAACATTAGCAGCATTATTATGTGAATGACTTAAATAGTGGTGTTTAGCAAACATTTTCCAAATTGTCTTATCTGCTGCGTTGTATATTTCAAAATTAATGTCTGGTCTATTTTTTTTTTGCCCTTCAAATGAATGAAAGGTCATAGTATCTGTATTAAATATCCAATCAGGTAATAACCAATCTTGTATATCAAAATGACAAGATACTGCGATAAATTTTTTATTAGTTTTTCTAATTGCCTTTTGCATTGCATAAGAACCTATTTGTGCAACATTTCTATCAACTACAGAAGTAAATTCATCAAAAACAAATAAATCTTTATTTTCCAATATTGCTCTTGCCAAATCAACCCTCATTTTTTGACCATTAGATAAAACAGAATATGGTTTTAACCAACTTGGTGGACTTGAAAAACCAACAGAATTAAATGCAGAAGTAATTTCTTCAACTGAACATTCTTTTGGCATATCATCAAGAATTGTTTCTGCATTATAATTATATGATTCAATCAAAGCATCTTGAAATAATTCTTTTGCAATTGTAGTTTTACCAGTACCACTTTTACCAACTATTAATCCAATATTCCATTGGTTTGGTAAATTTATTTCACCTTTAAATTCTTCAATTATATTATTACTTTGCAAATCAAATTTGCCAATAATTGAAGCCACTCTAAATGATTTAGATGGCTTTGATTCTTTTATAATGTTAAAAGTCTGCATTCGTAATTTTGTTCAATTAGTTTATTATATGTTTGTTCTTGTTCAACTTCATCTTTGCAAATTACTTCTATTCTATACATTGAATTAATCTTATCAGATAAATCTTCTAATTCTTTTGGTTCTATAGTTTCAAAAGATGGTATAAATAAACCCCATTCTTCTAATTTTTCTGCATCCCAATTGTTTGCTAAATCATCCCAATCCCATTCACCAAATCCAACATTGTCTTTTATTACAAATTCATTGCGTTGTTCAACACTCCATTCATCTGCTAATGTAACCCAGTTTTCAGGAATATCTTTATAATTCAATTCTTGCAATGCTTTCAAACGCATATTACCACCTAATGGATATAATTTGCCATCAGTATCAGTTACACAAACGATTGGTCTTTTATCCATCATTTGTGGAAATTCTTTAATTGACTTTACAAGTTTTTGAAACTTATCATCTTTGATAATTCTTGGATTATTTGGATTTGATTTTAGTTTACTTAATTTCATTTAAAAGTATTTATAAGCGTTTTATCAATGTATTTTTCATTTATGTACCAATCTTCAAACGGACCGAATTCGCACATAATATCAGGCAGTATTAACGTATAACCTAAATCTTGCAGCACCTTTCTTGATGGTTCTACAAATGTAGAATCAAAATAGGAATCTGTTTCATAGGTAATAATGCCAAATTCAATTTTTGATTCCAGTACTCGAAGTAATGCTTTGTAAGTATTAAGTGGTGGTTCAATGTCCAGCTGAAGATAATCAAAGTATGATTGATTCAATGTAGAATAATCAAATGTCATTGCATCAGTAATGATTAATGGATTTTTGCGTTTATCATTCCATATTGATTGATTCTGATTATCATTATCAATGCTGATACCTAACCATCCACGTTCTTCAAGTAGGTATGTATTATTGATGTAAATTGGATGCGATGCACCTATTTCTAAATATGTACCAATCTTATTGTTGGTCATATGATACACAAAAACATCTTGGTTTGCTTGACTATACATTTATAATTGTTTCACGTGGCATTAATAATGATGAACAAGTATGATTTGGTGCTTGTTCCAATCTGTAAGTTAAACCCAATCCCATTGCAATAGTTGACCAAGCAGAATAACAACCAGTAAACATTACTGCATTTTTAATCAGATGCGCACCTTCCAAGAAATCACAATTGAAATACTTAACATCAGTTCCAAATGTTTTATTAAACAAAAGATATTCATCAGCATAACCGATAAAAAATACTTCATCTGCAATTGTTCTTAAATAAGCAACTTCATTTGCCCAGTTAAAGTTAGGGTCTGCATAATTGGTTGTACGATTTATTACAGCATATTTTATTCCGTTAAGCATAACTTGATTATCAGGAAGCGTTAACCAACCATCTTTCCAAGACATATCAATTGGTATGTTTTGACCTTTAAAATGTGCTTCCACTAAATTCTGATGATGTCCAGCGTGATTACGAAACTTATCTAAATCAATGGCATCACCAAACTTGTAATCAGACCATTCAACTGAATCAATATAATCTTGGACTTCGATTAACTTCTTTATTGATTCGTATCGTTGTTTATGAAACGAATGGATAATTAACTTACCACCACCCATTGCTTTAATTGTTGGCAGCGAAAATATGATATCACCAGTTGCGCCACCGTGTGTAAAAATGTTCATAGTTCTTCAGCTAATTCTTTTATATAGTTATTAAATTGTTGTTCGGTATATGAAACACCAATCAACATTGTTTTAAAGTAATCAAACATTTCAGAAATAAGAACATCATCATATTCTCTTTTGATGCTAACTTCAGTTCCGTGCATTATTAAATTAATTTCCATTTATTTTTTTATTATAGTATCTGTAAATAGTTGTAATCATTTCGCATATACAAGCAGTACAATTATCGTTGTAGTGGAAATGTGGGTGTTCCACACGATATGCATCAGCAACTTCTTTTCTAATATGTGGATGAAAATTAACAAGTTCACCAGTCTTTTCAAACATATCATAAATGTGTTTATGAAGCAACAAGGTCTGCAAATGCTTTTCTTCTGGAAGCGTTAACATCGAAGATGTTGTATTTTCTTTTTGCCCATTTATAGATTTTTTCGCCATATTCTTTTCTGATTTCAGGATTATTTATTAGCAAATTTAAATGTTTATTCCAATCAGTTTGATTGTGTACCCAAAATACAGGAGCATCAATGTCATTAATATAAGGTTCAACTGCTGAACATATTACTGGAATCTTTTTTGTAGCTGCTTCTAATAGTTTAAGATTTGATTTACCAGCAGCCCAATCAGATGATAATAATGGCACAAGCATTATATCAGCGTTGCTGTACATATTCATATACTTATCAGGTAAAGTTCCTTTTAGTATTTCGTGTGGCAATTGTTTTGATGCTGTAAAATAAGATACCATCTTATCCCAAATAAATTTTGAAATGTCATTTGAATCATCGTAACCACCGATTACCATTTGAATCTTGTGTTGATGCGTTTTTAATTTCCTGATAGGATTTTTTAGTATTTCCATATCACCTTCGTGAGTTACGCCACCACACCAAAAAATTCTTACTTTGTCACAAATATTCTTATTATCGTGATACTGATGTTCACCAAATGGAATAGCATTAGGAAATACTTTTACATTAGAATTAAATGGTCTTATTCTGTTTGCCAGTCTTTCGTGTGTGCAAGTAACTAAATCTGCATTTCGCAGATTCTTTTCAATTCTTGAATTTAATTCTTGATAATCATAATAGTTAATATGGTTGCTTGGCAATATCCAATCATCATCCATATCAACAACTATCTTGCAACCTATCTGTTCACGTACTTTATCAAAATTATTATCATACTGGCTAATTCTATTGAACAATAAAATATCCCACTTTTGCGTTAATACATCATCTGTTGGAATATTAGTTACAAACCCACTTACATCGTTCATAAATCCAAGTGGCAGCACCACACGATGAAAACCACAACCTGAATGTGGATGCGATAAACCTAATATTTTCATTTTATGATTTTTTTATTGCAACGTATGTTCCTTCATACCAACCAAAATATTCATCTTCAAATATATTTTCAATCCTAAAATCTTTCCAGTCTATTTCGATTTCCAAATAATATGATTCATTCGGAAATCTCATTTGTACTTTTTTCATTTTATTTTATTTCCGATGAATCCAGCACCAAAGATTACTGCAATAAAGCAACTGATGTAATCAGGTGTAAAGTATAACGCAACTGCAACCCAAACTGATAAGCAAGTAACACAATCAAATGGTTTAATTCTTGCACCAACCTTCATCTTTGCTTTTGCCTTGAACCAGTTAGGTATTCCAGCCACGTTAACAAAGTAGTAACTGAAAAAAAATGCTGCTAATACTATTACCATTGTTTTTTTATTGAATCCTTTAATTCTTTTTTAGTCTTATTTACAACCTGATGCACGTGTAATCTTGGAATATTAAAAAAATCTGCTACCTTCTGACAGCTACGAAGTTCAACATACTTTGAAAATATCATTGATTCGTGTGCATCATTAGGATTAGATAATAATTTTTCATTCAATATTTTCTTTGCATACTTTACAGAAGATAAATCATCTTTTGATTGTACAAGTGATTGCATATATTCATATGCTTTGTTGAGGTCTTTTTTTCGGTAGGTACGATAAAAGTTGCCATTCTGAAGTGTTCCCATTTTCCAAACGATACGTGATGCAAATGCGATAAGATTATTTTCTTCAAATATTCTAATTAACTTTTTGCAATCGTAAGTTAATAACACAATAGCCATTTCTTGTCGCAAATCATCCTGAAGTTCTTTTGGTTCTATCTTGGAAATTAGTTCATTAACTTTTGGATTCAAATAAATCTGTTCAACATAATCGTTACATTGATTCATTTTATCAAATTTACAACAAATTTAAATCCAAATTAAAAAAATGTAAAACCAATTACTTTTAAAATGTCAGTTACAGATTCACAGATTGAAACCTGACCATACCAATCAAAGTGAAACTTTACTTCAGCAGCAGTAAGTTTCTTTTGCGATTTAAATTTATCACCATCTTTAATCTCAATCAGATAGTTTTTATTTTTAAACCCAACAACAATATCAGGAAATCCTTTTCCGATTGTGTGTGTGCTGAATACAGACAAGTTAGGTATTTGTCTTAACTGGTCAATAATCTGCTTGTGATTTGCATCAGTTCGTTTTATCATAATTTCTGTTATAAAATTGTTCACCTAATCTAATGTAATAACCATTTGCAGTTTCATTTTGTCCTGATTCGTAAGCATCAGTAATTTGTTGCTTTTCCATTTGTAAAGCATTTTTAAATAACAGACTATGT